CGCCAAGATCAAGGCGTGGCTCAAAGACGGCGCCGAGATCCTCGTGGCGATGGTGGCCGAGGAAACGAGCGAGCTGGCCGAGGACGACTCCGTTGACCTCGCCATGGCTGCGCGCGTCATCGATTTCGCCAAGGCGTTTTTCGCCAAGAAGGGCGCGCGCCATTCGGCGGCCGATCTCAAACGTGTCCAGTCGATCCACGATCAGGCATGCGACCTCGGCGCGGGCTGCGGTGACGATGCGGCGAAAGCGATGGGCACGTCCGACCTGGTCAAGATGGCCGGCGATCTTGCCGGTCTGCGCGAGGACCTCGCGAAGTCGATCGGCGAGCGCGACGTCATGGCGAAGCGCATCGCCGCGCTCGAAAAAATACCGGCCCTCTCGCCCGGCGAGGCGAGGGCGCGCGGCAAAGAAGACGACGCGCCCGCCGATCCAAACGCCAAAAGCTCGGAAGAGCGTCTCGCGAAAATCCGCGCGATGCCCGATGGGCTGGAGAAGAGCTTGGAGATGATCAAGCTCTCTCATCAGAAACCGACTTTCGTGAAGTTCAACTAACCGATCCCGGCCGCTGGTCCCGGCGGCCGGACATTTTCTCACCACCCTTGGGCGAGGTGGAACCGGCACGTCGCAGGCGACGCGTCACTTTGAACGGAGACCACAATGAGCAACACGACCGCCGACTCCCTCGCCAAAATCCGCGAGGCCCAGCAGAAGCCGATCGTCGATGAGGTATTGGGCAAAGCCTTTGCCCAAAGCAACGGCGCGACCAGCGGCCTTACCTATTACGATCTTCAGGATGGGGCGCTCAGCCTCTATCCGGTCATCACGCCGCTGCGCAACAAGATCGCCCGTGTCGGCGCCGGCCGCGGTATTCAGGCGAATTGGAAGGCCGTCACTGGTATCAACATCAACGCCCTGTCCGTTGGTGTTTCGGAAGGCAACCGCGGCGGTGTGCAGGCCACGTCGGTCGCAGACTATCTGGCCGCCTATCGCGGCCTCGGCCTCGAAGACTATGTGACCTTCGAAGCCGACTATGCCGCCGACGGGTTCACCGATTTGAAGGCGCTCGCGGCGCAAGGTCTGCTCCGCTCGCTGATGATCGGCGAGGAAAAAGTGATCCTCGGGGGCAATACGTCCGTCGCTTTGGGCACCACGCCGCAGCCGACCGTGGCGGATGTGACGACCGGCGGTGCCCTAGCCTGCAACACCACCTTCTCCGTCATCTGCGCGGCGCTGACGTTGGACGGCTATCTGACGTCCAGCGTCGGCGGGGGCATTCGCGGGGCTGTGTCCCGCGTCAATGCGGACGGATCGACGGATCAGTATGGCGGTGGCGCCGCCAAGCTGTCGACCAATCGAACCGTGACCACGGCCAATGACAGCAACAACACCCATTCCCTGTCTGCCTCGGTCGCGGCCGTCAAGGGCGCGATGGGGTATGCGTGGTTCTGGGGCCCGGCGGGACAGGAGGTGCTCGGCGCCGTCACCACGATCAATTCCGCACTCATCACCGCGGCGGCTGGTGGCAGCCAGACCGCGGCATCGCTCGGCGCCGCCGACAACTCGACGAACGGCCTTGTGTTCGACGGATTGATCTCACAGGTCGCGAAGAACGGCAGCAACGGCTATTGGGCGACGCAGCCCACCGGCACGGCCGGCACCGGCACGCCACTCACGGCTGATGGTGTCGGCGGCGTGGTCGAGATCGACACGGCCCTGCAAAGCTTCTGGGACAACTATCGCCTGTCGCCCACCACGATCTGGGTGAGCAGCCAGGAGCAGAAGAATATCACCAAGAAGGTGCTGGCCGGTGGTTCGACCGGCGCGCAGCGCTTCGTCATCGCCACGGATCAAGGCAGCATCCAGGGTGGCGACCTGGTCACCAGCTATCTGAACAAGTTCACGATGGACGGCGCGAAATCGATCGCCATTAAGCCGCACCCCAACCTGACGGCGGGCACGATCCTCTTCGACACTGACGTTCTGCCCTATCCGTTGAGCGGCGTGTCGAATGTCCTGCAGATGCGGATGCGCCGCGACTACTACCAGATCGCGTGGCCGATCAAGGCGCGCCGTTACGAATACGGCGTGTATTGCGACGGCGTGTTGCAGAACTACTTCCCGCCGGCGTTCGGCGTCATCACCAACATCGGCAACGGCTGAGAAGCCGGCTTGCCAATCCCGGCCGCCTCGCGCGATAGCGTGCGATGCACGACGCGCGGCCGGGATGAGCAAGCCGACTCATCCAACCCAGGAGAACTTCAATGGCAAAGAACGAAGCGACCAAGAGCACGGTGACGATGGTGAATATCGACGCGCAGCGTCCCGTGGGCGGCTTTTCCCACGACAACAAAAGCTATCGCGCAGAAAAGGACGGCTCCTTCGAGATCGAAACTGCACATATCGAAACCGCTCGGTCGCATCACCTGAAGGTCAAAGGCGAGGGCGGCTCTGAGCCTGCGCCGGCGGCTGACCATGCCAAGGCGATCGAGGAGTTGCGCGAGCAGGGCGCCGAGCTTCTGGCCAGCAAAGAACTCTACGAAGACGCGCTGAAGAAAATCACCGGCGAATTTGATAAGGCGCTTAAGGCGCAGGACAAGGTGATCGGCGATCTCGAAAAGCGTCTGAAGGCCGTCGAAGACGGCGCCAAGAAGGCGAAATAGGACTCCGTTCAACGGGACTTGAACCATGGCCGCAGGTGACCTGACCACGCTCGACGCCGTCAAGCTGTACCTCGATCTCACCGATGAGGACGAGGACGACGGTTTGCTGTCTACGCTGATCACTTCGGCGTCGGGCTTGTTCGCGACTGTCTGCGGCCGCCAGTTCACGACACAGAGCTATACCGAGGTCCGTGACGGCACCGGCGGCGCGCGCATCATGCTCATGCAAACGCCGGTGACCGCCGTCGCCTCTCTGACGATCGACGGGCGCGCGGTGGCCGCATCTGCCGGCGCGCCGGCGCCCGGCTTTCTTTTTTCGCCAACCGGCATGCTGACCTTGATCGGCCATCGTTTCGCCCGCGGCCTGTCCAACATCGTGATCGGCTACACCGCTGGCTTCGCCACGATCCCGGCCGACCTCGCGCAGGCGGTCATCGAGATGGTGGCGCTTCGCTACAAGGAGATCGACGAACTCGACGTATCGAGCCGCGCGCTCGGCACCGAAACGACCAGCTTCGTCGTCAAGGATATGCGGCCTTCGACCTTGCTTGCAGCCAACGCCTATAAGCGCGTCGTGCCGGTGGGTGGGTGATGGCCGACTTTCTTACCGTCACCTACGACGACACGCGCGCCCAGCTTCGTCTATCAGGCATGACCGATGGCGTGCGTCGATCGCTTCTTCGTGGCTTCACGCGCAATGCGATCGTCCTCACACGACGCATGCGGGACAAGTTGGCCGGGTGGGTTCTCTTCGAGCGAACGCACCACTTGCACGACTCGGTCCACTACGAGGTCACGGCCGAGACGACGGAGATCAATGCCGAGGTCGGTACCGACGTCGGCTATGGGCGCTTTTGGGAATATGGCTTCCATGGCGTCGAGCAAATCCGCGAGCATCTGCGCCGTATGACCGTAGCCTTTGGTCGGCCGGTCGAAACGCCGCGCGATGTTTTGGTCCGCGCCCATGCGCGCCATGTTGACGAAGCGCCCCGGAGTTTCGCCCGCAGCTCGTTCAGCGAACTCTGGCCGGAGATGCATGATGACCTTGTCGCCTCGGCGAAGGGGGGGCTGTGATCCGCGAGACCTATTATGGCGCGCTGTTTACGTTGCTCGAAACGCTTGGCGATAGCGCGGGAATCAAGACGATCGATCGACGCGTTCGCTATCTGCAGGAGATGGAGGCGAGCGAGCTGCCCGCTCTGTTCATGGCCGTCGATAGCCAAACGCCTGTTCAACGCCGCGGGCAGCCCACGCGCCATCAATTCACTGCACGGGTCTTCATCTATGCGAAGACCGCGAACCGAAAAACACCGGCAGATATCCAACTCAATGGTCTGCTTGACGCGGTCGACGATCTGATTGCGCCGCCGGTCGGCGAAGAGACGCAGACGCTCGGCAACCTTGTATCCCATTGCTGGATCGACGGGCCGATCGAAGTCTTTGCCGCTAAAGACGGTGAAAAATCGGCCGCCATCGTCACGATCCAGATGCTCATCCCCTGATTTCGCAAAGGAGTTAGACCTATGGCCCTCTACACTTTCGGCACCGGCAATCTCTACGGCATTCGGCAGGACGTCGCCAACTCGACTCCGGTCAAGTTCGGCGCGTTGCAGGAAGCGAGCGTCGAATTCTCCGCCAGCAGCAAAGAGCTGTACGGGCAATATCAGTTCCCCCTCGCGGTCGCGCGCGGCAAGGCGAAGATCACGGGCAAGGCGAAGTTCGGCCAGATCCAAGGCCGCGCCTTCTCCGACCTCTTTTTCGGGCAACCGATGGTCGCAGGCCAGACAACGACGGTGAACAAGGAAGCTGGCTCAGTGCCAGCGACCAGCACCTATACGATC